AATACTACTTATGGAGATATGAGAATACAATTTACATCAGGTGGAGATGGCACTATTGACACAACTGCAAATATGGATTTTATATCTGTAACGCCTTACCACGATGACGGCTCAAGTGCTTTGGGAAGTGGAGAGGGAGATGTAGATAGTGCTTATTGGAGACTTACCTCAAACAACCTGAAAGGACCATATCCTTTTACTCTTGAAATAGATGTAATAAACCCTTATACAAGTGGAAAAAATACACAAGCGACTTGGCAATTAACAACTGGTTTTGATGCAGTTTTTTATAGTAGTTCAGCAGGTGGTGGACAGAAAATGGAGACAACTCAGTTTGATGGTATATATTTAAATTGGGGAGTAGCTAATTCACATACCTGTACAGGTACAATAAGAGTATATGGATACCAGAGTACAGTATAATGGCAACTTTAGAAGAACATAAAACACAGGCAAGGATAGATACCCCAGAGGGTTCTATTAATAGTTGGGTAAATGGAGAAGATGTCCCAATGACAGGAACTGTTTATGAAACCTTTATTACAGATCAAGCCACAGAATTATTAAGAGTTGAAACAGAGGGATACAAAGAAGATAGAGCCAAAGAATATCCTAGTTTCGCAGACCAATTTGATGATATATTTCATAATGGAATCGATGCTTGGAAAGCAACAATACAAGCAACAAAGGACAAGTATCCTAAGCCTTAATTATGGATTACTTTATAGGATTTCTCGCAGGGTTTTATTGGTACAAATTTATTAAGTACCTAAGAAGGATCTCTGACAACTTTGCAGTCCAGGAACACGAATGGGATTGGTTCTATTCTGATGACAACAAATGACACTAAAAGAAATTATCCTATGGCAAATGGATTTACAAATAAGGAAATTCTCTATCTTATCAAGAAAGATGTGGAGAACCTTCACGAAAGGATTGACTTCCTTCACGAAAAAATTAATAAATCTCCTTCCAGAACAGAAATAATTGGCTGGTTCGTAGCAATCAGTTCTTCGGCTGCACTCTTAAATACTTTAATGTAATTTATAATATCCTTATGCAGTTAAATCTATCAAACAGGAGAGTGTCAATGTGTAATTGTTGTGGCGATTGCGTTTGTGGTGGCAGATGAGCTTTATTAAGAACACAAAAGAGTATGATGAACAGTTCATACTACCTGAAGATGTACTTGAGGACTTACCAAGTGTAGTGTTTGAGGATCAATCCAAAGACTTTGAAGATGATGATTGTGGAGATAGCTGTAAATTATAACTAAGGGGTAATGTGTTACATAAATTCAATACACTTGCCAGACTTGTTATTGTTGGGCTTTTAATATTCCCTGTACCTGTATATGCAGATAGTCATATAACAACAGAAACAGAAACCTTTGATGGTACTAATGGTGCATTAGTTACAGACTTAACAGTTCCTAGTGGAACTCTTGCTATTGATGCTGATGATGTATCTAGTAGGAATGACCAGAACTGTTGTGGTGTAGGTGGACAATACTTCTTTAGCTTAAAAGACAACTATGTAGGTAATGCACAAGCTACCTCTTATACCTTTACATTACCTGATGACCACGACATTACTGAAATAGGTTTTAGAATGGCAGGTGTTAATGAAAGTTATAGTATTAAATATAATTACTCTGATGATACTGATGAAACTATAAATAAAAATGCTCAAGGTAATACTTCATATGAGGATTTTACCAAAGCTGTAACAGGTAAATATATAGTTAGCTTTGTTGTTACTGTATCTGATTGGGCAGGTATTGATACTATTTATTGGAAGTATGATTCAACTCCACCTACTACAACAACTACAACTACTCTTAGTCCATTAGATATAGAGAGAAATAATAACTTTGCAGAAACAGGTATTCTTGAAACCAATGATGAAAGAGCAGAGAGAGAATATCAAGATGCTTTAGATTGGGAGAGAGATAATAACCAATCTGAAACAGGCTATTGGGAGTTAGATTCTGAACGCAGAGATAGAGAAGCAGCAGAAGAAGAAGCTCGGTTAGAAGCTGAACGCATAGAAGCAGAACGAATAGAAGCTGAAAGGATTGCTGAAGAAGAACGCATAGCTGCTGAATCTGAAGCTAATGAATTAGAAACTGGGTATTACGAAACTAATGTAGAGAGAGTTGATAGAGAAGCTAGAGAATACCAGGAGATGTTAGATAGAAACTTTGCTGAAACTGGATACTATGAAACTGATGATGAGAGATTAGTTAGAGAAGATGCAGAAGAAGAAGCTAGGATCAAAGCCGAGATAGAAGCATCATTAGAAGAATCATTAGAGTTAGAAGTTGAATTAGAGGAAGAAGAACTAGAGGAACTTATTGAAGTTATACAGGAAATAGAAGAAAATATTGAGGAACTAGAGGAGTTAGCAGAACAAGTAGAGGAAGAAGTTATAGAAATAAAAGAGGTTGATGTTGAAGATATAATAGTTGCTCTAACTCCTGTTACCACAACTACAACTACTACCACAACAACGACCACAACAACGACTACTACTATCCCTGAAACTGTTGCCGAAGTAATAGAAATAGAAGTTACAGCAGAGGAAATTGTTACAGGTATCATAGAAATCTTTACAGATGAGGAAGAACCAGAACTTACTGAAGAAGAATTAGCAGTAGAGGTAGAGGAGTTAGAAGAAGTTATTGAGGAAGTTGCAGATATAGAAGTTGAGGATCTGGAAACAGAGGAATTAGTAGAAGTCATTGAAGAAGTTAATGACATAGGTGTTGAGAACCTTGATGAAGTATCAGAAGAAGTAATTGAGGTTGTATCCCAGATAGTTGAGGAAGCTGTTGAGAATGTTGAGGAACTTACTGAAGAACAAGTAGAAGTAGTAGCTGAAGTTCTTGGAGTAGATAAGGAAGATGTAGAGATAGTAGCTGAATTAGCACAAGAAGATGAAGCAGTTGCACAAGCTGTTGATGAGTTTGTAGAGAGAGCAGTAGCTAACGCAGATGATTCATCTAAAGATTACACCTTTGCTGATGCTGTAACTGAAGTTCAACTTGAAGAATTTTTGGATAACCCAATCGGTGCTATTATTAATATAGACATACAAGAAATAGAAATAGCAGAGATTGGTAATGATATGACTAATGACCAGAAAGAAAAGGCACAAGAGGTTGTCGTGCCTATCATTATTGCTTCACAAATCATAGCAGCAGGATCAATAATTCCTGTTAGGAGAATAAGATAATGATTAAGTTATTCAAAAGATTAGTTGAGTTCTTGTTTCATATATTAGGATTGCCTTATTACACAGTTAAGTATGGGTTGATCTACTTATTAAAAGGTATCCAGGCAGTACCAAAGGTACTAAAGGTAATAGGAAAATGGTTACTGGAAGCATTAAAAGAAAGTGTCGCACAGATATTTACTCTCTTAGGTTTCTTTATAGCTTGGCTTACCTTGACAGGTTCTGCAAAAGACATAGTAGGGATTGCAATTCTAGTATCAATTTCACTTTGGTTACTCACTATGGGATTAAGAAAAAACTGATAACCAATGAAATACTACTACGAGGTTGAAGTATTAAGAGTAGTTGATGGAGATACAGTAGATGTTCGTATTGATTTAGGCTTTAATGTATGGCACAAGTGTCGTGTTCGTATGGTTGGTATCAATGCACCTGAATCTAGGACAAAGGATCTGGAAGAAAAAGAAAAAGGTTTAGCTGCTAAAGAGTGGTTGAAAGAAAGACTAGATGGTACTTCAGTTGAATTACAATCTCAAGGAACTGGTAAGTATGGCAGAGTTCTTGGAGAGTTTTATATAGATGAAACAAATATTAATCAAGAGATGGTAGAAGTCGGACACGCAGTAGCTTATGATGGTGGTAAGAGATAATGGATAAGTATTTAGAAACATCTATTGGTTGGATAGTATTTTGTTTTATTGTTTCTTTGTTATACTTTATTAGGTTATAGTGATTAAAACATTTACCTTAGTACTGTTAGGTTTATAATGATAGAAATTCATACACAGTATTGTGAGGTATGTTTGCAACCACATTGGTTAGAGCATAGTTTGATCTGTGCTAATTGTTTAGAGAAAGAAGAAGAATGAAACTAGAAGTATTAAGAATAAGTAGTCAAGAAGATAGTACATCAGGAATATTGTTTGATGTATCCAATAGTAAGAGAAAGTTCCTTTGTTATACATTAGAAGATGAGCAGAGAGATACTAAAGTAATGCACGAAACAAGGATTCCAGCAGGTACATATAAGTTAGAACTTCGTACTGAAGGTGGTTTTCACAACAAGTATGATAAGAAGTACAGCTTCCACGAGGGAATGATTTGGGTTAAAGATGTACCAGGATTTGAATATATCCTATGGCATACAGGTAATACAGATGAACATACATCTGGCTGTCTTATTGTTGGACAATCACAAGAGAGTAACCTTGTTAAGAGAGATGGGTTTATAGGTTCTTCGGTTAATGCTTATAAATTTATCTATCCTTATGTGGTTTCAGCTATAAAAACTGGTGGTGCTGAAGTAACATATGTAGATTTTGATGGCGAAATAAAAAAACCTAGTAAAATTAACAAGAGTAAGAGAATTGACAGAGGTTGGGGATCTTACTCAAGATTTAAATAATGTTTGAAAAGTATAAAAGAAGCAGAAACTCTGATGGTTCGTTTAAAGCCGATATTAAATGGACACCTTGGAATGATGCTTGGGAGTATAAGATGAGTGATGACTTAAAAGATATGTTAGAAAGAACTGCGTGGACCTTCATTGAAGCGTTCATAGGTGCTTTAACAGTTGCTCCATTAGTAGGTGTAGAAGCTGGAACTTTACAGTTAGCTGCACTTGCAGGTGGTGGTGCTGCACTAGCAGTTGTCAAGACATACGCTAAAAAACAAATAGTTAAGTAACAAATCTGTCATATTAGGCGACTATACTGTTGTTAAACAGGAAGGCTGCAAATGACAGATGAAACGAAAGACTTAGGTAATAACTATTATAAGTCAGGTTGGCAACCATCAGTTGAGTTTGATGAACAAGCTGGTGTTGGCGAGATAACTTATGTAGGAACAGATCCAGATTACAAGAATAAGTATGACCAGATCTTAAAAGAGTGGGGTTTCAACCCCAAATACTACGAAATAGAAGGAAAAATTAAAGCATCTTCTTGGAATACACAATTAAAAGGTGGGATAGTTGAAACCTTTTATGCTTTCAAGGGTGTAGTTAAGTCTAAGAATCCAGCAAGAGATAAGTTCTTTGCTAAGTTAGAGAAAGAAATAGGTAAGAAACCTGTACTAAAAGAGAAAAAGTATGGGGGAGATACAGCCTTCATATTCACAATGAGCGACTGGCAGCTAGGGAAGTCTGATCTAGGTGTTCAGAATACTGTTAATCGCTATGAGGAAGCTCTTATAGAGGGTGTGAATAGAATTAAGGCACTCCGTAAGGTGGGAACTAATGTAAAAGAAATCTACATACTTGGTATGGGGGATTTAACAGAAAACTGCTATGGTTTCTACGATTCACAAGCCTTCAATATAGAACTTTCTCTTACTCAACAGTTTCATTTAGCTAGAAAGCTAGTAATGAAAACAGTTGATAACTTTCTACCACACGCAGACAAGATTATCTTAGGTGGAGTACCAGGAAATCACGGAGAGTTCCGTTCTACTAAAGGAAGTGTTACCACAAATAGATTAGATAACTCTGATACTATGCACATTGAAATATGTGGAGAGATTATGAATAAAAACCAAAGATACAAGAAGGTTGAGGTACAAGTTGCAGATGGTTTCCACCAAGTCTTTGATATATTTGGTAAGAAGGTAGCTATAACACACGGACATATGACTACTGGTGGTGCAAGTCCTGAAGGTAAGATAATTAAATGGTGGCAAGGACAGATGTTTGGTTGGTTGCCTAGTGGAGAAGCAGAGATACTAATTACAGGACACTACCACCACCCACGATTAATGCAGCAGGGTAAGAGAACTTGGATTCAATGTCCTAGTATTGATGCAAGTGATGACTTTACTGCAAGGACAGGACTATGGAGTGAACCTGGAGTACTTACTTTAACTATTGATAAGAATGGTTGGGATAACTTAAAGATCCTCTGACTTATACTCTATCCAAATATTTTGTGTTCTATGAATGTTATGTTTAGCACATATATCATCAATGCTGTGTTGTTTATGTATCCATAGAGTATCAAAAATCTTTTCAGCTTGTTCAATGTTGTCAGCTTCTATCTGGTATATTGTTCTGCTCTTATCCTTAAACTGATACTGCTTCATCTACTTCCATTTCATCTAAGGTGTACTGCTTATTACATTCCTCGCAGAAGTAATTGTCGTTTATCTTATCCCACATTAACCGACCTTTGCACTCACAATATAACTTGAATACTTTATAAAACATTATTCCTCACTAAACATCATAAATAATTTATACATTATTAAACCTAATAAAACATAGGCAAGTATTAATATTGGTTGGCTCATTCTTCCTCTAGTTCTTCATCTAAATCATCTAACAATACTTCATCAAGAAACATTATTCTTCCTCAATAATTTTTCTTTGTATATCCTAATAAAATATATTGGTCTTAATAAAACAAATAATCTTTTCATTCTTCCTCATTAGATGATGTTTGTATAGGTGGTACTTGTGAACCTGGTATTGGTTCAGATGGTGTTAATTTCATTTGTACATTAGCAACTAAACCCAACAGTTGAATTGTATTATCTTCTAAAGTTATAGAATTTTCTCTAAACAGAACAGTACCATTATCTGTTTTTCGTTCAAGTAACTCTTTTACTAAAACAAATGTATCTGCATCACTTACTGATATATCACTCATATTTTCTTTCTCCTTTTTATTATCTTTTTCTTAATTGTATCGGACACACAGGGCAAATAATCTTCGTGGTGTTTGTATTGTTCTCCACAACCAATGCACCTGTGGTGTCTATTATACTTAAAATCAACCTCTGCCATAAGCCTTTGTAAAGTAAATGCAGTTTCCCTAGCTTTATCATCAATGTCTTTCACAGTATCTTCGCATAATGTTCGTGTAGGTATCCTACTTCTTTCATAGTCTTATTGTTGTTATCAAAATCTGTGGTCTTAGGTTGTTCCTTAAACTCCCAACCAAAGTCATAGCCAACATTAATTAAATCATTTATATTCCATACCAACATACCTGTTCTGTACTCGGTAAGGTAAAGGAATTGTTTATTCTTTCGTAATGCAATATCTACATTGGCATCAAACTTATGTTTCTCAATAAGCCACTTGTCATACTTTGCTTTTCTGGACTTGATCTCTAGTATATAGTCTTTGTTCTCTGCATCATAGGTGTCGTACTGATACTCACTCTCAACAAACGAATCCATCTGTGGATAATCCCTGTTAATTATCGCTATGACTTCGTGCTGTTTCATTCTTCTTCTTCACACCAACAAGGTACAGCTTGTTTAACCATATCTAAAATACTTGAATAACAATACACACAAAAACTAACAGGTGCAATTCCAAAATATCCCTGTATATCTCCTGCATCAAGGTCTATCTCGCCATTACAAATGCTACAATGTTCTGCCAGTTTCATTTCTTCCTCTAGTTCTTCATCTAAATCATCTAACAATACT